CATCTCAATCTGCACGGCATAATAGTCAGTCAATTCTTTGTATGCTTTGAACACGGAATTAGGAACAATGCCGTCACCATACTGATGTGTAATTTGTTCGATGGCAGAACTAAGTTGACGAGACAACTTAATTTCATTAGCAGTACCAATCGGATGTACTTCAAAATCTTTACTCATTTGAACTCCACACTTACCATCAATTCAGTTAAACAAGCCACAGTGTTAATCTCAGGATCAGCCACGAATGCTTGTTTGTATTGATAGTCAGCAATAATGATAACTGCTTGAGGAATACTTTGTGGTTTCAAAACGTCATACAGACCATCATACAATTTACGGTACAATGTTGCAGCATCAATCTCAGTTGTAGCAACCCATTTACGAATTGCACCGAAGTCTTTGTCCTTAATGAACTTGACGATGTTTGAAATCTCAACATCACCCATCTGAACAAGAATGCCAGAATCAATCTTACCAAACTGAGAATACCTTTGCATCTCATTAATGATACGGCGGAAATCTGGAAAGTGTTTCTTAACTAATTCTGCAATAACAGCGTCATCATAGTCAACTTTTTCACTTTGTAAAACCGACTGAATTCGCTTGAAGAATGAACCAGCCATCTTGGCCTTCTCACCATTCATAAGACCAAACTCAATCACGGCACAACGAGAGTGCAATGGTTCAATGATGCGGTTCTTAAAGTTACAAGTAAAAATAAACGAACAGTTACCTGCAAACTCTTCAATCGCATTACGAAGAGCAGGCTGTGTGGAATTCGGATTTAGATAATCTGCCTCATCGATAATGATAACCTTGCGGCCACCCGATAGAGACATAGAAGAAGCATAGTTCTTAATCTTGGTACGAAACACATCGATGCCAGATTCATCAGAACCATTAATGACAATGTAGTCACAACCAATCTCATTACACATGGCCTTGGCAACAGTTGTCTTACCGACACCTGCGCCGCCACTCAATAACAAGTTGGGAATGTTTTTCTGATTTACGTATTCTTGAAACGGTGTTTTCAACCGTTCAGGTAAAATACATTCTTCAATAGTTTTAGGACGATACTTCTCTGTCCATAATAAATGTTCCATAACTCACCTCTTTCATAATAAAAAATAATTATAACATATAACACCAACTAGAGTGGCATATGTTGTTCACTTACTTATACAATAATCCCGACTCACTTATGGCAAATCTTCTTTGTAATTCATCATTAATAGAACCAAAAAATGCCATTATTGCAGGATTATTCATTCCAAATCCATTTTTTCTTCTACCACCAATTTTAGTAGGAATCTGGTCAATATAATAATCATTCAACTCTCTTAAAAGTTTAGTGGCATTAATCACATTGTAATCTTTTTGGCCACCAGATTGATTTAATATTTCCAGTTTTGTAATTTTAGACCATTTTCCTGGTATAGTAAATTTATCAATCAAAAAATCAGTCAATTGTTTTTTGGTCAATAATGGAGTTTGGTCTCCCATTTCTGTAGTAAAGTAATAATATAAATTAGCAAAACACATTACCGCTGAATGAGATATAACTTTTAAAGATTCTTTTTGTGTGTGATGAACTGAAATATATCTACAAACACTCAAAGATTGTTTTATAATTTCTTGGCTATATTTTTTAAATATTCCAGAATTTATTCCACCATTCATACCTTGAATTGAAGATAGTGATGGTGTATTATCAACATCAATTAATAATTTTTCTTGTTGGAGAATTTTACAATAATCAATTTGAAGTTCTTTTAATAAGTTAATTAACTCAACATATTCTTTCTTTTTGGCTTTGTATCCAGAATATGCTCTTTGGTCTTCAGTTTGTCCTTTTCGGTCCTGAGCATCGGTGTGATGGCCATCACTTTCACGAACCATAAAGTCTTCTAAACAATCATCATAATTAAGTGGATGAAAATGTAACACTATTAATATTTCAACTTTTTCACCACCATTTGCTCTTTTCTTTAAAGCGAAACGGTGATTACCCATATATTTTACAATAGTTAGTCCATTTACTTTTTTAGATTTATTATAGTGCCAACGAACATATGCATTGGATGTAGGACAATCTGCGGAGATAAATCCTCTTTCTTCACCATTCAAATCACTTTTTCTTAAATTTTGAGTTACTGCTTCGTAATCAACATCTTCTGGTCGGTCATATCCATTGAATGGTTCTTTTTTAGATGATGAATAAATCATATCACTATCAACCCTTACAGTAATATTTTTACCAATATATTTTTTAGGATTTGATATGATATCATCAATTATATCATCAATGTGTGGATAAAATGAATAGTCACAATCATCTGGCCAAGTTTCAGTTATGTCTGATTTTGATTTATTTGAATAATGGTCAACAAATAGAAACTCATTATTAACCAAATCTGGAAATAAATCGTGTTCTTTTTTTGATGAATCTTTATAAATTCCTTTAATAGGTAATTTATTATATTCAATTATTGTTTTTTGGTGTGAAATATCTGCAACTGAATTTTCCACAAAAATTTCTAAATCATTAGGTGGAAATAAATTGTCATTATACATTGAGTGTCTTTCTAATAGCGTTCAGCTAATTGTTAAGTTGATATCCTAAAAATACTGCATAGGGTCACTATCGTTTTTCTTTAGGCCGTTACATGATGTAACTTATTATTTAGTTGTGTTTATTCTTTGGAAAACTTTGATCCGGCCTCGGTAGTAATCCAATATTGCAAATCTTTGCCCTTGTGGCGTAGATGTGAAATACCTTTTGAAGAAATATTCACATCATAAGCACCAGGCATAACCTTGCTAATGTTTTCTGTGCGGAAAATCATCTTGTATTTACTGCCATTGCCATCACCAAGTTCAAGGCAATCTGTGTGTGCTGAGTCATTGGTTGTATCTAGTGTAACCAAATTGATTTTGGTACCATCAGATTCAACGGCAATTTGTGGTGAGGACAATACGTTAGCTGCACGTAGTACCCAATCCAAATCTTCTGCAGTCAAAGTGAAAGTAATCTCAGGATTTGGTACCTGCAATTCTTTCTCTGGTGCCGTAACAATCATAGTTGGATCGCAGAAACGATACTTGATTTTAGAACGACCTTTGTTACCAACAATGACAACATGCTTATCGTCAAACTCAAATGTAGTATCATCTTTGTGTAGAGATACAACAGACAAGAAATTGTTGAGGTCATAAACACCAAAGTCAGCAGGAACATCTTCAGTGATGTTGACCTGTGCTAGGATGTTTTTGTGTGAAGACATGGTCTTCAATGTATTACCTTTGCGAAAGTAAATACCTTGGTTGATTGCACCGAAGTTTTTCAGTACGTTTAGGGTGTCATTCGATAGTTTCATAATATACTCCAAAAAATTAATTATATATGGTTTACTTGTCTTTGTCAAGCGAATACTTAATGTCATGCTCATATAAAAACATTAGGCAACACATAGCATGAGCCAAGTGATGTATGCCAGATTCGGGGTCAAGTTGCTCACCTTGTTTCCATGCCCAAACGTGCCGTTGTAATGCATCAAAGTACCTGCGTTTAGAATCAGGTACTTTCTGCCAATTATCACGTTCATATTTTTGAGCACCAAAGGTAAGAACTTTAACCGTTTCCTCTAGCGCAAGAGGCGGCAACAAACCATATTCTAGTTTGCCACCATCAAACTTACGACCAGCAGACATTATAACCTTCCAGTTAACTCTGCTACTTTAGGCATATTACCTGAGAAGGCATATGTACCAATGTGTTGTGTCTTCATCCATGGGCACAAGAAAATATCTCCGCCCATCTTACGCCACATTTGACAGAACATATAATCTTCACTTAGATAACGTTCTGAACCACCGCCTGTGATAGAGTCTTTGGTGTCGATTACAGTATCAAAGTAAGCATGAATGTAACGTGAACCATCAAAGTGAGCCTGACCAACGTGGTCTGGTTTGTAACGAATGTTTGGATACTCTACAGCCATCTTATCGAAGACTTCACGTTTAACCAACATAAAACCGGTACCAATTTCTAATACTTCTAGTGGTTCGGTAACTGAGAATTGTGATGTGCCTTTAACAACATTGAAGACATATTCACCAACCAATGTTTCTAATTCACGTGGTTCCAAATCTGGATGGTTACGTGCGGCATGTGCAATGTTATTCCAATTGATTGATTTCTTGGGGTAAGGACCACCAATAACATCTTTATCTAATGCCAATAATGCTACAACATCTTGTGGGTTGTAATGAATATCAGAATCCAAAAACAATAAGTGTGTGCAATCTGAGCGCAAGAATTCATCTACGAGGTAGTTTCTTGCACGTGTAATAAGTGATTCATTAAATAGGAAAGAGAACTTAACATCAACACCATAACGTGACATAATACCTTGAAGGTCTAAACAAGACTTCAGGTACAACCCGTGTGCCATGCCACCATACATTGGTGTAGCCACAAACAGTTTATTCTTTTTCAAATCTTCAACTTTGACTTGTATTTCCATAATTTATTCCATAAAAAAAAGAGGAGGGATATACTTATATATCCTACTCCTCTTACAAAGAGACTACTCTTTTAGGCGAACGTTGACATTCCTGCAGTGCGAAGTGCTTGCAAGCCAGCAGCAACTTGACGCTTAGTTGGTGTGCCTAGACGATAGAAAGAAACTTTCTCGCCATCAGACTTGATACGGGTGTTCAAGTAAATAGCATGACCTTCTTCACGCAATTCGTTAATGCGAGCAGCAACGTTCTGAACGTTGAAACGAGCACGAGCTTGATTAACGGTCAACGTGTTGTAACCATCAGATTTGCTCAAGTAGGACAAGATTTTTGCTTTAGCGGACATAATAACTCCAAAATTTAAATAATAAAAACGAACCACACTTCAAATAATTCTGAGAGGTGGTTCATTCTCTCAGAAATTCTATTATAACAAAACTATTAACACTTGTCAACAGTTTTCAGGCAATTAGAATGGTAATTCATCACTGTTTGCCGAAATTGCATCTACGTTCACTTGCTGATTAGCCGTATTGGCGCCTGCATCCAGTTTGGTGTACAGGTCAATAAATGATAACTTGGTATCGGCATCAAAACGGTTCAAGCAGAGGGCAAGTGCCTTCATGCGGTCACCATGCACAGAATACGTTTTGCAAATGTGTACCAGACGGCGAGTGGAAATAATTTCATCAACACCACCTTCAGCAAACGTTTTGCGAATCACATCAGCCCATGTTACCAATTTCTCGGCAAATTCATCATCAGTACGGTTCAAAGAAGCCAATTCTTTACGAATGATTTTCTTCTCAACGTTGATTGGAGGAAACTCTTGTTCATATGTATTCAAGAAACGTTCAAGGAAAGCCTCATTCAAAACATTGGTAAACATGTAACGACCATCTTCTGAACCTTTACCTTTTGTATTGGCAGTAGCCACAATTGTAAAACCTTCAGCAGGTGCAACCATTTCATTCTTCTTTTTAAGCAAGAAAGGTTTGCCTTCTAAAACACGTTGCAAGCAGGACAGGTTCTGAGCACCATAATCAATTTCATCAATACACAGCACAGCGCCTTGTCGAGCCGCAACGGTAACTGGACCATCACGCCATTCCATTTGACCATTAATCAAAACATAATTGCCAAGCAAATCACTTTCATCGGTATCAGGTGTCATTGATACGCAAACAAATTTACGTTTAGCTTTAGCGCAAGCTTGTTCAACTGACATTGTTTTGCCGTTGCCAGATTGACCAGTAATAAAAATAGGGTAGAACAAATTACTTTTTACAATTGCCAACAAATCA